ACTAGGAACCGTTCGTAATGAGTCTGTTAAAATACTACCACGACTTGATAAGGGATTTTGGTCTGCCATCTAAATAGTCCTTGAGAACGATTACACATTATTTATATGGCTTATACAAAAGATACGTATAGAGGATTGTTTATACCAAAAAATCCTCAAAAATATTTAGGTAATGTTCATCAAATCGTGTATCGCTCAAGCTATGAGCTTCGATTCATGAAATGGTGTGATTTTAATGAAAATGTTTTACAATGGGGAAGTGAGGAAATTGTCATCCCCTATACCAGTCCTTTGGATGGTAAAATTCATAGATATTTTGTGGATTTCTTCATCAAGATTAGAAATCGGGATAACAACATCAAGAAATATCTAATAGAAGTGAAACCCTATCGGTTCACACAAGAACCTGTTGCTCCACAAAGAAAAACAAAAAAGTTCATCAGCGAAGTGTATCAATGGGCTGTGAACAATGCAAAATGGGATGCGGCTAAGAAGATAGCCAAGAACAACGGATGGGAATTCATGCTCATTACAGAGAAAGACTTAGGACTTTTACAAAAGTAAGATAAATACTAGTAGCAGTTAAATTCATCCAGACATAGTAATTTTAACACCGTGTCAAGTAGTAGTCAAGCCCCAATTTCACCACTTTATGCCATCAAAAAATCCATTTGAACAAATACGATTAGACGCTGAAAGAGGTTCCACCACGAAATCTTATCAGTGGTACATGGCGCAAATTCGTAAATTAGGGTTGAACACAAGAAAACCTCGAGATGTGATGCGCTCATCTATTGGTGAAATGGTATCTACTGTGAGATGGGGTGATATGTATTTGTTCATGTATGACCCAAAATTGAAACGACAATTGCCTGTATATGACAAGTTTCCTTTGGTGATGCCATTTCGTATTGTACCTGGTGGATTTTATGGATTGAATTTACATTATCTTCCACCTTTATTACGTATGCGCTTATTGGGCAAATTGTTGAATTTGTCAAATGAAAAACAATTATCTGAAACCACACGGATAAGAATGAATTGGGATATTTTAAAAAGTGTTGCACGATTTCCAGAAGTTCGCCCCTGTGTAAAACGTTATCTAACCCCATATGTTCGTTCACGTTTTTTGCGTGTGAATCCTGAAGATTGGAAGGCAACCATTATGTTGCCTATTGAAACATTTATTGGTCAAGAAAAGAGTGAAGTATATGAAGATTCAAAGAGTTACATTTCAGACATCACCTAACATAGAGAACTTTCATGCCTAGTGTACAAGACTTCATAAGTGAAGTAAAGAAAAGTGGTTTAGCTCGCACAGATAAATTTAAGGTGGAGATATTTCATCCAACTGGGATACCTCTTACCAATACACTTGAAATAGGAAAGACAGTTTCTTTATTTTGTGAAGAAGCCACGATTCCAGGATTAACAATTGGTACCCGAAATGCAAGATTGCATAACTTAAATGTGCAACGCCCTGCCACAATTGATTATGGTGGTGATAGTGCCAATTTTCAATTTCTTGTGGATGGTTCTTGGAATGTAAGAAAGTATTTTGATTCTTGGATGTCATATATCATTGGAAATACTCGTGAAGTAACACCATATAAAAATATCATAGGTGCTGTACAAGTAATGGCAATACATGAAGGAATGGAAACAGGAGAATATGCCGAAGTTGTAAAGTATGGAGTTCAATTGGAAGAAGCATACCCAATTTCCATGGGTCTTATGCCAGTTGCATATTCAAATACATTCATTCATCGTTTAAGTGTAACATTTGCGTTTAAATATTGGAAAACATTATAATTTAAAGGACATATTATGAAGATTAATCATTTACCCACATTTGAAGTGACATTACCATTAAGTAAAGATGTAGTGAAATTTCGTCCCTTCGTTATGAAAGAAGAAAAGTTATTATTGATGGCGGCAGAAAGTAAAGATGAAAAAGATGTGTTTCACGCCATTGATTCTGCTGTAAGAGGTTGTACATTTGATAAAGTATCTTGTGATAGTCATTCCATGGTTGATGTACAATATTTGTTTCTTCAAATTCGCGGGAAGTCTGTGGGAGAAGAATTGGAATATAATTTGATTTGTGGTGAGTGTAGTAGTAAAACACCTGGGTTTTTAAATCTTGAAGAAATTAAAGTGAAAGAAGTACAGGGACATTCAAATAAAGTCAGCATTTCCAATGATGTTGTTGTTACCATGAAATATCCCAAAGTGAAACATTTAGCAGTCTTATCACAGGAAGATTCTGATATTGAAAAAGTATATGATGTTGTTGCTGAGTGTATTGAAACCATTCAAACAAGTGAAGAAGTATTTTCTTTAGACAATTCTTCTTTGAAAGATATGCGTGAATTTGTTGACAATCTCACTGCAGCACAATTTGAAAAGATACAGAAATTCTTTGGTACCATGCCCGCTATTCGTCACACTATAGAATTCAATTGTAAGGGATGTGGAAAAATTAATCAAATTGTTTTGGATGATATTGTAAATTTTTTCGGATAACTCTTTCCCATGATTCACTGATGAATTTTTATCATACCAATTTTGTGATGATGCAGGAACATAAGTACTCTTTGACTGAACTTGAAGGTATGATGCCATGGGAAAGAGATGTGTATATAGGATTGTTGTTGAAGCATTTAGAAAGAAAGGCAAACAAAAACAACTCATAACAAGATAGAACAATGGCAAAACCTAAAAAAGAAAAAAAATCAGAATTGGCAAAAGCTGTGAAAAAGGCTATCCTTGGTAAAGACGTAGGTATGGGAATGTCCACAGAAGAAGCCACAAAATTAAATGTTGAATTTGCCACAACAACCGCACAAAAGATGGGTGCAACATTAGAACAATTTGCGGCTGAAGATGCTCTATCAGAAAGTGATAAAAATATTTTTTCTAAAATGCTTTCCACATTACAAGGTATTGCAACTAGTACAAAGGATACTTCTAAAGAAAGACAACAAATAGAAAATCTTTTAGCTAAATTGGTTGCTAAAACTGAACTGGATATAAAAGATTTACAAGATGAATTGAAAATAAAAGAAGAAGCCTTGAAAGAAGCATTGAAAAGAGAAACCGTTACTGACGAAGAAATAAAAGTTCGAACTGAAGAAATATTGGAATTGAAAAAAGAAGTTTCAAAGAAAGAAGATGTTGCTGCAAAAACCAGAGAGTTGGCAACCGAAAGAAAGGTGACAACACCTCAAGAATTAGTGAAAAAAGATGTGATGACAATATTAGGTAAATATCTACCTGGCACAACATTTGAACAAAAAGAAGGTGAAGGATTTACAGAAATGATTGGGAGAACCTTCAAAGAAACAATTGCAGAAGGTCCTCAAGGCATTTTAAATGCCATTCTAGGTAAAAAACCTTCAGAACCTTCATTTGAAGAAATGGTGAAAGGACAAAAAACTGCTGAATCTCTTGGAGGACTAAAGGAAAGTACTCTAACAGGCATATTCACCAAGATGGAAGGATTGTTAACTCGTAGTGTTGAAATTCAAGAAGAACAACTTGAATTGATAAAAGAAGTAGACGAGGAAACAGACCGTGACCAAGCAGAAGTAACACCTTCTGAACAATTGGATTTGTTTGCCGCTGATGACCAATTGGATTTATTTAATGCTCCTCGTGATGTTCCTATCAAGGGAGATATTGAAACAAATGCTGTGTTGACACCTAGTGCTGTTAATTCAGAACAAATGGAAATGTTGTTTGACCAAAAAGAAGAAAAAGAAAAAGGTAGTGGTGTTGCTTCTTCCATAGGGTCTTTATTAACAGACATGGTAATGAAGAAATTCATTCCAGGTATGGCAGGTGGAGGAGAAGTACAAGGAACAGGAACTCCTACCGGAGACAATATTCTGACTCGTCTTTCTCCTGGAGAGTTTGTAATGAACGCCGCAGCAACCCGAGGGTTGGGTGTAGGAGCATTGGAAACAATGAATAGAACAGGTGCCGTAGTGGATAATGTAACTGAGCAGGCTATGAATCCTCCAGCACCTCCTGCCACACCGTCAGTGATTAATAATATCACTACACCAGGCGAAGCACCTAGAGGAAGAAGTATGGAACTTCCTTCTGCCACAGTGCGAACATCAGAAAATAGTTTTATACGTTTTCAAAATAAACGATTTGTTCACATATAAAAAAGAAAAGAGGGGTCGTTAAGACCCCTCTTCCTTTTATACTCAATCTTCAGCTAACTTACTAAAGTAACTGAGTGTATCGTCATCGTCCTCATCAGGAACAGATGACTTTGGTTGTGGGGCCCGAGCAGCCCGTGGAGCCGGAGCCGCTGCCACTGGCTCATCCTCCATACGGCTTTCAGAAATTCTGTCGGCAGTCACACCTGTCGGAGCACCCTTTAATACCATATCCAACTTCTTCTTCAACTCATCGTAGCTCTTGAAGTTCTTCGGATCAACGAATTCTGCAAGTGAATGTTGTTGATTCCAAATGGATTCAATCACAGCGTCATCATCGGCAATAGCCGAAATAGGTTCAAATTCAGACTTGTCATAGTTACGATAACCTTCCACGTTACGAATCTTCAACTTGAAGTTGGCACCCTTCCAGAAATCGAATGGATTAGTAGGATCCTCATCCTCAAACTGAGGTTGCATCACATCCTTAATCTTATCGAAAATCTTCTTGCCAAACTTGTACAAGAACACCTTACCCTCGTTCTGAGGATTGGCAGAATCCTTGATGACAAGAATGTTTGAGATATATGTGAGCTTACGCTTTTGCTTACGAGCAATTTCCTTATTGCTCTCAATCCCTGAATTCCAAAGTTCTGTGTTCAATTCAGAAACGGGATCAGGTTGATTCAAAGTGGTCAAGCTGTTCTCAATGTACCAGCGACCTGAAGGACCTTGAAATCCATGATTCCAAACACGAACCCAAGGAAGCTCTTCTCCCTTTGGAGGCATCAAGAAACGAATCACGGCATAGCCGTTGCCTGCCTTGTCTACTGCCGGGCTCCAGAACCGGTCATCATCACGGCGTTCACCTGAAGCGGGCTTTGCAATCTTTTCAACCTCTTTCATGAGGTTATCGAAGTTGCCACGATTCTTGCGTAAATCTGATAAACTACTGAATGTCATTGTATTTCTCCTTGTATGACGGTGTATGAAACGGTGTGTGTAATGTATGTACTGCCATTACGATTTAGTACTCCTCATCAAACTCATAACGAATGTTGTCCCCATAATCTTCATCCTCATCGTCTAGCATATCATAGATAGCCTTTCGATGCTTACCAAACTTATCCTTTTCAATTCTCTTAGGCTTTTTAAATTCACGATACTCATCATCATAATCTGAATCACGAAACTTACGCATAAAACGCCTTACTTGTAATCATTGAAAATTTTTCCTTGTCTATTTTTATAAAGGGTGAGTACTTATAAATGGTTCTTGAAACTGAAGTCCAAACAGGGTCCAACACAAGTTGTTCATCTACTACAGTTATAAATCTATATAATTTATTTAGAATAACAAGTGTCTCTAACCGACATTTTTTACCACAATATGCCTTCAGTATCACCGGATGCCCAGAAGAACAATCCCAGGCATCCTCTACGTTAACCACTTGACTTGCAAGATATTCCACATCTTGTTTATATGTGTAGGTGAGACTATCTTGAATTTTTTGCCATTCCAGATATACTTCATGCCCCTGTGGTTCATATAAGGCACCCCATTCACTACCATTCAAAAAGTTTGCCACTAAGTAACCCATGAAAGCATCTTCATTGTAATTATAGGTTTTCATCATTTTCTGCAAATGCTTACCAAATTTTTCTTTTACTCCTGACTTTGGCGATTTAGGTGGTACGCCATTCCGTATATCATAATTGTCAGTTGTAAAATGTAGGCGCAAGGCGGTGTACAACTTATATGCGCTTTCTGTATTCATACAGGTAATTTAGCAGTTTTCTTTAAAAGATTTGCTTCTTCAGCTTCAGCTTGAATTTTTTCTTTCAAAGAATTTGAAATCATTGATGCAATGGCAACCGGGTCAATGTCCTTGTCTGAACAATATTCAAGTAGTGTTTCCATACAACCAATCTTTCGACGAATCGCCTCACGTTCAATGAAAATGGAAAAATCTTGACTATTGGTAAATTCTTTGGTTATTAAATATTCCACTGATAATTCATTGGACTTATTTTTTTCAGTTTTCTTTTTCATATAGTTGAATAAAAAATGTGGTTTCCAATTTGAACAATTCTTTTTGCAAATGTCCAATTGGGTTGTATGCTTGTGTTATGAAAATATAACGCATTATCTAAACTAACAATATGAAGGTCATTTGTCAAGACTTGTTTTGCAATTTCCAATGATTGGTCATATGCATGTTGGTTGAAACGTGTTTTAGGACCACACGTCCAAGAAAATTGACAACCGCGAGAATTTCTTTGGTAGACAACTCCACATATAGTTTTAGGAAATTGTTTATGGCGAACACGATTCATCGTAACAACAGCTACCGCCAATTTACCTAAATATGGTTCTGCTGGTGCCTCATAGAAAATATTTTCCGCCAAACATTTCAATTCTTTTTCTGAAATTAAATTATGTTCTGGAATATTTTGTACTATATTTGCACGATTTGCACGTTGTGAAAATGGCATACACAAAAATAATAAAAATACCACAATAACAATAGGATGCTTTTTCATACCTACCTCCTAATAATTAAAGAGTTGAAAATCATCGTAAAACAGATGTTCCACTAACTCACGAAACACAGGCGTATTGAAATTTAAATGTGTAAGATGCTTTTTCTTTATTTCCCCAACTCGTTCTATTTTTGTTGTATCAAATCCTAGTTCTGTTTCTAACCATGCATTAAATACATCCAGTTCTTCATAACGAAACCATTTCATTTTTGGATGATATGCCCAATAGGTTTGTGTTTTGAAAAAGGATGCGTAGTAGTTGTAAAATTCAACACCAAATATATCACCCAAAGATTTATCATTTTTAGGATGACAATTTTTGTGAAAGTTTTCTACAAGAAAATTTGCCATATTGTCTATGGTATCCCATGGCATTTTTCCTGGATGATTTACACAATCAATTTCAGTACATTGTGAATTTAAATCCGCCAAATGATTTAACGCTGATATAAAACGTGTAATGGGATGGCGAACCACTGTAAAACCAGAATGTTGCTTTTGGTGTTGAACGTATATTTCATTAAAAGTTTTGTGAAAATGAAAAAATCTATCACCATTCTGAATGATTTCATCTTCTTCGTGTGGAACCAATAATTTAGAATAAGCACGGGTCCCTGTTTTAGGTATTTTTACCCAAATCCATTTTGAATCATTTATTTTTGAAGATATTATCATTCTCTAACCGCCTTATTACGTTATCTGCAATGACCTTATGACACAATTTAGATGGGTGATAATCCATCCTAGGTTTCTTAAAGTTAACATAATCTGTGGCGATTGTCAACTCAGGTCTTTTTGACTTTATCCGTTTTAGGGGTCTATCCATTAGGTCTGCAATACATTCAAAATTTTCATTTTCATATTCTAACAGGAGCAAACGTTCTTTCATCCAAGTGTGTTGTTTTACTTCGGATAATGTATCTTCTGGCCATTGTAAAATGTATATAGGAAATCGGTTTTCATATTTCTGTAAAAAATTCAACACAAGCAGTGTATCTTGTTTTTTTGCTTCCTCAATGTATTCGTCTAGTGTGAAATTGTTTTTCTCTAAAATTGGTAAATGATGTTGTATGACATCTATATGTGATACACCTGGGATTACAGTACTATCACTTCTGATCCATCTAGTCAATTGAAAAACAAACACATCTAGATTATTTTGTTGCAGGTAGGAATCCCACCAAGAGATAATCTTGGTGTGGGAACCCCCACGAAATGATTGATTTATAGAATTGATATTGAAGTGGGATCCCACCAAGGCGGAAAATCTACTTATAGTATTGGTGCCATCGTAATATTCTAAACCATGTCCATCAGTAAACGAACACCCTGCAAATCCTATAGATTTTTTTAGCAACAAAATCCACCACAACAGAAACCGCCTTTACCACAGTCATTGCCGTAAACACATGCGGCCGTTACTATAGCTAAAGTATCTCCGGTTTCACCTGTTGTTAAATATCTTTCTACTTCTATAGTTTCTAATTCAAATTCAGACACATCATATACACCAATAGTATATTTGCTATAATACTCATTGTTGTTAGAGTCAACCGAGGTAATATTGATAGCATATTTTCCTACTTCAACAGTTTCATCAGGTGTAATAGTAAGAGTTAATAC